CGCTCATCCAATTAATGACTTTGGGCTTGAGATCGCGACCGTTGAACTCGAGACGATAGTAATTCATAGCAACATGGAAGAATCGCAAAAATTGATTCTCATCCCATGACTCATGTCCGTCCCACTTTGGACTAAGATCCCGTGCCTGTTTGGCACGATGTTCTGCTACATCCTTTTTAGTAACTCGGGTTTTAGTTGCCATTGTATGCTCCTAGTTGTTTCAGTATATGTATATTATAACACCATTTTGTCACAATGTCAACCGCTCAATTTCTTCGTAGTCACCGGCACCGGTTTCTCTGTAGATCCAAACTTCATCAGCACCCTCATTTAGAGTTTTTTTGGCTAGTGCCTGTGCTTCTTTTTTACTTTTGGTAGTATCTACCAATTCTTCGTGTCCGTCGATGTCGGACCAGACCTCATACAGTTCCCAGGTCATTTTAGTTCACTTTTCTCCTATTAGGTTAAACAAACTTTTTCCAATCTCCATCGGGCGCCACCGCCCAACCAAGACGTTGAAGATCATTCCGGATCTCGTCGGTTATGCAACCTTCTGGTACATATCTTTTAGTTATTTCTAAATCAGCCAATTGTTCTTCGGTAAGTTCTTCGTTTTCTTTGTAGTGATCGTACAAACCAACATCTCGGATACCAGAACAATACCAATCTATGTAATCACCCTTTTGTTGCATATCTGCAATTATGCCTCCAGCAGAACGCCACGAAGCACCCCATTCCTCGCCTTTAAGTACAGGAATTACTTCCAACTTAATGAATCCATTGTTGCACATGGCTGCATATAAGTTTTGAGCATATGCATCGTCAACACGAACTTTCTCCAAAATCCAATCAGTGGTTAGGAGATCGTATTCCATATTGTTGATTCTGTGTTGTGGATTATTGAACTTATGTTTATGTTCGTTGATTATCTCTTCAAAAAGATTGAGATAATCTTCGTTGACAGGTTCGCCTGCATCTGCCTGACGCTTAACATATCCTTCTTTTTGGAAGGTATGTCGGTCAGGGCTTTTTGAAATCTTTGACATCGTTAATTGCGGATTTAATAGTCTCTGCGTAGTTCAGCGCCTGCTGTTCATTCATTGTAATAGTAGTTTCATGCTGAAGATAACCACGTGTTATCAAGGTCCAAATTTGTTGCCATCTATTCATAGACCACAGTGGAGATTTAACATTTACATATATGTTGACATTGATACCCACATCTTCAGCCTCAACCCAAACATTGTGCTCGTGATCGGGTTGACCGCAACCACAGACTACTTGATAGGATTTAGCAGTACCCCAATCTCCACTTTTTAATATACCTTCGGCTGGTACTTGTGCTTTCATTGTATAAATGGTCCGTCAAAAGTTTTAACATTAAGTCGGTTGCTATAGATGCTGTCTACTATCTTTAGATAGTCTTCTTCGTTCATTATAGTTCTATAAAAACTTAAAGCCTGTATAGCCATGATGGCAGCAATTTCTACAGCATCATATTCTTCTAACATGATTTGATTAAAGGCCATGTATTTGTTATATAGTTCTTCTTCTTTGTTTTCTGTCATCTTCATCTCTTTGATGTTTGTATTCTCGTTTTAACCACCATTTAAACTTTTGAAAATATTCTTCATGCGTGTATTTGGGCAAGTTGGCTTCGAAGTGCTCATCGCAATTAGTGTACCATAACTCTCTCACCCAAGTTCTAAACGCAGAATTTTTCATTTTAAGTCCATAGTGATTGTCTAACTTTGATTAATCGGATCATCATTTCTTCGTCTTCTTGTTCGTATTGTGCTTCCAACTCATGGCTCTTGTCAAGAGCAGTCTTGCACATTTCGGCTTCTTCTGTGGTCTTATCTTCCATATCAAGGAGATGATAACCTTTTTCACGACGCAGATTGCAGTAGGCTGTCCATCCGCTGACATCATGAACGTCTGGACGATTTGGATAAACTTCCTTCCACCAACGATATAGTTCTAGTATTTCTTTAGCAGCCTTGGCCTGGTAGGTAGGCTCAGCCAGATGCTTCTCACCTTCTTCCAAAAACTCTTCGTTAGTTAGAGTCATTGCCCATTCTAGATAAGCGATGCCTGCTTCGGGAGAACGCCAGTTGCGATACCATCTGCGCCACCAAGGGTAACCATATTTTTTCTGATCTCCATCGCTCCAGACACAATAATGCCAGGCCTGTTCTATTTCAACAAAATCAACTAGTTCATTAAAAAGACATGGGAGAAAACGGTTCCCAACATCTGACCAAGCACCAGGCTTGATATCCCTAGGATGAGCAGTAAGAGCATGACTGCGAGTAACCCAACGGTTGTTAACATAGTATCTAACATCATTGATCCTTTCTGGAATCCAGCACCAAACATTTTGAATTTTATCCAAACCTTCTTCAGCGATCCACCAACGGATCGGATATTTGGCTTTAGCAGCCTTTTCCCACTCTGCCCATTCTTTTCCAGTACCGCACTTTATTTTAGTAGTACCTCGGATCCAATCGGCAAATGGAGAGCATGTCCAATAATCTCTCATTACAATTCCTTCTCAGACTTTATAGTCGAACACTTTAATTATACAATCTTTTAGGAAACCTGTCAAGATGCTTTGGTTTTGCCCCATTCTATCTTTAACCAAATTCTTTCCATAATATAATGTAAGATTGCTAATACTATATGTATGAGTACAGCATCGCCCAATCCTGTCCACAGGGCAGTGATCAGCATGGCTGCTATTCTATAACTGATTGTTCTTGCAATAGTTCTTTGATGTGTTTCTGTCATTCTAGTTCCTTATTATTTTTTCCGCAATGATGTTGACAAGGCGGAAATGGATTTGCTGAAACCCATGTATTTTCCAATATCTGTATAGCCTTGCTATTTTTGACATTGTCTATACTTACTATGTTTAAATCAATACTACTGATTTCTCCCCCAACTAGAGATTTAAAATCACTTAGATCAGGTTCGTTGGCCATTAGACAACAGGGAAAAAACAAACCTTCTGCATTAATATACGGTAAGATATTATCGGATTTACATTTTGGATCTATCATTTAGTTCTCTTACTATATCGTTTAATGATTTTGTTGGTCTAAGAAATTCAAAAGTATCGTATCTATTGCTTTCTATAACTGTAAATGAATCTAATTTTAATTTTTTTGATAGTTTATATGCTTCAAATACTGTGTCTTCGTTGTGTTTAAAAACGATATATCTCCAAAACACTTGACATTTTGAATTACTTTTTACAGTTGTTAATGCATCTAGGATACTTTGCCATTTACTGTTTTTTCTATATACATGATTATTAGATTCGACACCGTCTATGTTGAAATTGATTTTATCATGATTGTCTAATAACTTAGATAACTCAGCCCACCACTCTATTTTTCTTCCTGATCCGTTTGTATCTAAGTAGATTCTAATACCGGGATAGTTTGTTTTAAGTTGTTGAACTATCTCAATGAAATTTGGATGATAGATAGCATCTCCGTGATCACCACAAAAGTATACTAAATTAAATTCTCTAGCAGATTTGACTACAACATTGATATCGATATCAGAAATTTTTAATTTGTCTTTGGCATATGTTCTAGGACAGGCGGGACATGCCAGTTGGCATCTAGTAGTTGCTTCTATATGCAATTCTTTTATTGATCTTACAGTGGTGTTTTCTTTATGAGAATGTAGAGAAGTCAATTTTAAAACTTTCTTTGATACCCTGCTAGGTTGAGCATGATAGAATACTGCTCATAGGCTTTTTGGACAGCAGGATTTGACTGACGATGCCAACTTTCTTCACGTTCTTTTTCCATGAGCATAGAAAACATATCAGCGTCGCTGTAGCCGTGTTTATGGTTGCCAAAAAATCTCTGCTCCATTTCTACCAGAGCACGAAATCTGCTTTCGGGTATTTGAACTGTGTAGACTTTTTCTGTTTCATATTCTACAAAATCCTTGCTGATAATATCTGCTCGCAATGGATCTGTAAAATATCTAGGAGGATGGTACCTGGCCCTGCGTTTTTGATCATCTACGATTTGTATTTCGTAGTTTTTGCAAAACTGATCAACTTTTTCTTTCATTGTACAAGGCTTTCTGCTAAAGGAAATATTTCTGCAATTACTTTTGCACAAGCACGAGCAACTTCTTGATGCTCTAATTGTGTACCGTTAGCAGAACGAAGTTCAATAAAATGTATCCACGAACGTAAGGTACCATTCATGTATAGTTTGCTTTCTATTAATCCCTCAGGCAATACTGCACGAGCCTGTTCTTTGGCTATGCCCTTAGCGATAGCCCATTCGTAGGCGCTTTTGGCATAGTCGATGACCTGCTGTTGTTGACGTTCCCAATCTTTATGTAAGCGTTCGTCATCCGTTCCGACACTGTTCTGTCTGTTTTTTGGGTCTTGAAGTCGTGCTTCTCGCAGTATAAACGACAGGTCTTTAGTAGGGTCAGCATATCGCTGACTGAATTCTTGGAAGGAGAATGATCTATGACGTAATATCTGTCTTGCAATATCTCTTGTTGTGGTAATTTCGCAACAGGCGGAGACCATTTCAAGTGGGCTCCAGTGTTGGTGTTTGACCAAGTATCGGATGAGTTTTTCTGATGTCTCGGTGTTAAGTTGATTGCTGGGATTGGACACACGGGCGCAATACGCAATGAGTTCCTGCGCATCTGCGATGCCCATGTTTGCAAATTCTGATGTTGGTTGTGAATAGGATACCAAACGTACATTCATTATTTTTCCTTTGTAATGATATCAAAATTGACGATACACCGAGGACCGTTTCTAGGAATGCCTCCGCTATGTGTAATTAATCCGTCAAAGAAAACTAATCTGCCTTTTTTAGGTTCAACTTCTTTTATAATTTTACCTTCTTCATTGTAAAACGCAGTTGGGCCGTCTGCATTATTAACATAATAGAGACAAACAGAATGCGGAACATTAAAGTCAGTGTGAGGCTTATAATGAGAAAATTTAGTTTTATGTGGCACAGAAAGAAATATTCTTCCAGCCGCTATATCTTGCAATATCAAATTATTTTTATCACAAACCAACTGAGGTATCAATGTAAAATTATCTAGATATTCGCTAGTTCGAACACTGGATTTAAGAACATGAACTAAACTCAAAGGGGCAACACCATCTTCTATAGCAGTGCTTTCGTATTTGCATCGAAAATCAATCAACGGGTGTATACACTCGTCATCAACATCAGTACGTCCAAGCGTAGATAGTTCATAAAAATCTTGTAGATGTTTAGGAACTAGATCGTCATAAACTTTTAAAATCATGTTTCTTCATCAGGCTCATCAAAGCAAAGACTTTCCATAGTCTTGTAATGTTCATAGGCCTTTTTTAGTGCTTCGAACTTTTCTAATTTATCTGGATCAGGAACAAGTATAGCCAATCGCTGTTCCATCTTAGTCATAAACTCACTAAGACTTCGACCTTTGACCTTAATGTCCCCATCTCCCTTTATATTGATGCCGTCTGTGTCTATCACAACATTTGCTTGATTACTTAATCCAGAATTTATAGTGTAATTGGAACTAGGCCAACCATAACTATTATTCGTATTAATACCTGATATAACAGTGTGCCCATAACAGGTACTACCCGAGGAGTAGGTCATAGATGGACCTAACGTGATAATATCTGGAGATGTAAGACTATCTATAGAAATAGTTTCACAGGCAGCGCCATAGTTGCCGAGATCTATGGTCGTGTCGTTTGAAACTGCCTGTGCTTCTTCTAAGGATCCTTGCTGTTCCTTAGTTTGCATTTTACTTTGCCTTGGCTTCTTTGCGGGCGTTCTTCTCTGCAGTGATTTCGTTACGGCGAGCCTTTACACTCTTTGCTACTTCTTGTAGGGCCTTACGAGCACGAGTACCGGCTGCTGAATTGCCCGCTTGAAATTTTGCATCTTCTGCTAAGAATGTTTCGAAATCTGCTTTGAGTTGTTCTACTGTGTTTGACATAATTTTTTCCTTTTAGTTATGCGTCATTTACTTATAAATGTAAATGGTGTGGTCGGTAGGATTCGAACCTACAAAGGCTGTGACTAAGTCGGCGCCCCATTCCCAAGTGCGTTTCGCAACGGACCGGAGGTCTGCCATATTCCACTCACGACCACAAGTATATTATATAACCTTAAAGAATTAAGGTCAACTATTTCTAGATTAAATATTAACAGTTTATGACACACGAATTTCAAAATATACCATTTCAAAATATAATCAAGTTTGGACAGCGGACAATGTTAGATCGTCCTTTGTTTTCTGTCAGTTGGATTTTGGGCAGATTCTGCAATTATAATTGCTCATATTGTTGGCCGTATGCCCGTAGCGATCGAGTTGATCATCAAGAGCATGAAGTGTATATAAAGACCATAGACGAAATCAAACGCCAGGCAAGACAAAATGGATTCTCTGAATTCCATTGGAGTTTTAGTGGTGGGGAACCAACTGCTTATAAACGGTTACCAGAATTGATTAAACATTTAGACGATGGACCATTAACTCCGTATCAAAGCATACACATGACTACCAATCTTTCTCCAGGATCAAAATGGTGGAAGAATTGGTGCGACATAACAGCAGATCTTCAACGTAGAAGTATTACGGCTAGTTATCATTCAGAGTTTGCCAAGGAACAGGAATTCGGAGATAAGTGTCTACAGTTAATGAATGACAATGTTTTTGTTACTGTTAATCAAGTAATGGTGCCTGATCAGTTTTATGAACTCTATGATAGATGCAGTAGACTTCACAGTCGCGGTATCAACGTAACACTTAAACCGCAAAGCGATCCTACTGCTAGTTCTGTTGTTAGCGGATATACAGATGATATGATGACTCTAATGCAAGTTGGCTTCCCGCAGAGATCCGACGGAGAAGATATCTATCAAATTGCACTGTACGATTCAGACAACACTGAATATCTATTCGATCAAGCAGAGCGATTTAATGCCTACGGTTTTAATAAATTTCAAGATTGGCGTTGCAATTCTGGATATCAAAGTGTTATAATAAGAAGCGAAGAAGTTAAAAGATCTTATAGTTGTCATGACCAACTATTAGGTACACTAACAGCAGGGTTCAACTTATTCAAAGAACCTAAAATCTGTATTACACCGTCATGCGTTAGTTCGGCGGATTCAAAAATACCAAAATGCAAATAGACACAGAACACTTACATCATTGGATGCGAGCAATACGCAACAGCAAAAATCCTATGCGCACCATGGATGCATTTTGGCGTGGCCAGATTCTTAGCAAAGAGTGGCTTATAAAAGAATTAAAAAATCAAAGACATCATGTAAAAGATTGTCCGTCTGTTGACATACATGGAGGTTGGGTGGGAACCTTAGCCAGTTTGTTGTTCCAAAGCGATTTACACATTTCTCATATTAATAGCATAGATATAGATCCAGATTGCAAAGACATAGCACTGGATATGAATCAAATAGAAATGGAGTCTGGAAAGTTTAATGCTATCACCGCAGACATGTGTTCCTTTTCTAGTACCGCAGATATAATTATTAATACTAGTTTCGAACATATCACCCAGGAACAGTATCTTATATGGCTTGAAAATATTCCTAAAAATAGTTTAATCGTATTACAAAGTAACAATTATAAAATACCGGAGCATATAAGAATAGCAGAAAATCTAGATCAGTTTAAGAGCCAGAGTCAATTAGCACCAATTTTATATGCCGGTGAATTAGATCTTCCTTTGTATACTAGATACATGATAATAGGTAAGAAATATGTTTAATTTTTCAGAATTAGATTCTGTGCATCTAGAGATTACCAACAACTGTCAGGCATCTTGTCCTATGTGTTCTAGAAACTTCAGAGGTGGACTAG